TATCTGGGACTATTTTAGATAAATCTGTAGTTGGAATAAACACATTTGCCTATGCATCATTTGACGATCAAGAGATTAGAGTTAGGATTAATTCTGTTTTAAATGAGATAAGCTTCTCAGATAATTCTAGATATTATGAGAGTGGAGATGTTGCTCAGATAAAAACTCTTGGAGCATCGATTGATGGTCCATTGGCGAAAAATTGGTTTTACAATGTGTCACCAACATACAAAGTAAACAATATTATTCTTGTAGATAGCTCCGATAATACATACAGAGTTAATCTGAACGTAGACCACTACTTTAAATTAGGAGACGTTGGTACAATTACTTCCAACGATGGAATATCAAAATCTTCATCTATTATTGATATCCCGTCATCCAAATCAATTGTCATTAAAGGGCAAGGAAATCTTTCACCACTTAAAAAATATACGTTCAAAAGAAACCTATTAAAACTATCATCTAACTTTTTTCCAGAATCATCTTTTTATACAACAAACGTACAAAATGTATATCAATCAAAAATTGATAGAGATGAATATATTGTTGCGTCACCATCTATTCCACACTATGAATCTCAACCGATAGAAACATCAGATAGATCTGTTACATTTTCTGGTAGATTTTTTGGTGAAGAATTAGAAATTTCTTCAGGAAGAGATCATGGATTCTATACTGGAGATGCTGTTTATTATATCCCCGAAAAAATAATAACTACAACAACTGATGATGATGGGCAAGAAGTAACTAATACTACAATTTCTTCATCACTTTTCACCGAAGATTCTGGTGGTGAAGGATTGTATTTTGTAAAGAGAGTTTCTTCAACAACAATAAAACTTTCTAGGAGTAGGACAAATATCTATAAATCAGAATTCATATCTATAGATTCTCCATTAACTGTAAACAACAATACTATAAAACCATTTAAATTAAAGTCAAAGACTTTAGAATCGCAAAAAATATTCAGAAAAATCTCAAAACCAACAAACAATGGATCCGTATTTAATACTGATCCTGGGTTTACCGGTATTTTAATTAATGGGGTGGAAATATTAAATTATAAGTCCAATGATTTTATTAATTATGGGAAAATTGATATGGTTGATATTTTATCACCAGGATTTGACTATGATGTTATTAGTCCTCCTCCAGTGGTGGTAGAAGACCCTGTGGGGGTGGGTGCTGAGGGATTTGTTTCCCTATCAGGTTCTTTGAGAGAGATTAGAATTTTAGATTCTGGCTTTGACTATGAAGAGACCCCAAAAATAAACATAAATGGGGGGAATGGTTCAGGTGCAAAAGCCTTTGCTAATATGAAGTTGATTAACCACTCAGCATCATTTGATTCACAATCTCAAGTTGGCATAGGTACCACAATCTCTACTATTGAGTTCAGTACATATCACAAATTTAGAAACTCTGAAAAAGTAATTTACAGTACAAACAGTCAGGATGCCGTTGGAGGACTGATTCCCAACGAATCATATTTCGTGTCGATTCAAAACGATTTATCCGTAAAGCTTCATAAAAACTTAGCAGATTCTATCTCTGGAATTAACACAATATCTTTACTTTCATATGGTATAGGAGTTCATGAGTTAAAGTCGTTTAATAAAAAGTCAATAGTCGAATCCATCAATGTAGTTTCTCCAGGATCTAACTATCAAAACAAAAAAAGATCTATAGGACCTGTAGGAATCAATACTTCATTAGATATTGTCAATATTAAAAATCATGACTATGATACCGGAGAAATAGTCAAGTATACTTGTGATGGAAATCCTGTTGGGGGTCTATCAATTAACACCGAGTATTATCTGACAAAAATAGATAAAGATTCATTCAAGTTATCAAGAATAAACACTGAGTTAGGATCGAAAGAAAAAGATTATTTTTATAAAACTGGTCAATATGAAAATCTAACAAGTTCTGGTATAGGAACACATATTTTTAATTATCAAGATATTTCAGTAAATTTAATTGGAAAGGTTGGAATATCCTCAATTGACAATGAAACTTTTGAAGCTAAAATTGAACCAATTTTCCGTGGAGAAGTTACATCATTATACTTATCGAACGGTGGAGTTGGATATGGATCGTCTGAGGTCATAAACTTTGAAAGACCTCCAGAAATAAGATTGGGATTTGGATACGGGGCTCAAGTCAAACCCGTTATAAGAAATGGAAGTATAGTAGAAGTCATAATACAAAATTCTGGTAGAAATTACACCCACTCACCAGATTTAAATATTATTGGTAGCGGAGTTGGCGCAGTTTTGGTCCCCATCATAGTTGATGGGAAATTGTCATCTGTAAAGATAAATTCTGGTGGATTTGGATATGATCAAGAAACGTTTATAGACATCATATCTTCCGGTCAAGGAGCAAGTTTTAAACCAATACTTCAATCTTGGAGAATAAATCTTTTTGAGAAAAACTTTTCAAGAGTATCTGATGACGATGGTTACATCACTGAGGGTTTAAATAAAAATCTTGGACTCCAATACTCTCACATATACGCTCCCAGAAAATTAAGAGAATCTGTTTTCTCTGTTGATCAGGATGCAAAAATTTTATATGGCAAAAAAGACTTAAAGCGTGTCAATAGTTTAGAAGTAAAATCATCAGATCACTCACCAATTATTGGGTGGGCGTATGATGGAAATCCGATTTATGGCCCATATGGATTTGCAACAAAATCTGGTGGAATTGTTCTTCAAATGAAATCTGGATATAGTATTGATTTAAAAGAGTCGAGACCGCCAGTATCTTTATTCCCGGAAGGGTTTTTTGTAGAAGACTATTCTTATCAATATATTGCAGACGAAGATATTCTTGATGAAAATAATGGAAGATTTTGTGTTACTCCCGATTTTCCTGAGGGAACATATGCATATTTTGCAACGATTAATGATAGTGCTGTAGATTCTTCAGGACCGTTTGCAAAGTATAGAAGACCCAGTTTCCCATACTTAATTGGAAATAATTATAATGACAATCCAATAGATTTTAATTTTCAGGGAAAATCAAATCAAGATGATATTGATTTAAATGATGAAAATTGGTGTAGAGTCATAAATCCATATAATTTGATTGAAGATGATATTAAATACGAGTACCTGTATATACCTCAAAATTTATCACAAAAATCAACTATAAATTTTGCATCTAATGGAAGTATAGATTCTGTAGGAATTACTAGTGCAGGAGATCTTTATCAGGTTGGAGATTCAATCTCGTTTGAGGATAGAAGTATCTCTGGAAATAAAGTATCTGCCAAAGTCTCAATGGTTGGCGGAAAACAAGTAAATAATATCAGTGTGGCCACAAGCAGTATTGGAGAAGTTGAGATATATCCATCATCAATACGGGGAGAGTATGTATTATATACTCCAAATCCACATGAATTTAAAAATCAGGATATTATTACAATTTCTGGGATATCTACAACAACAACTGAACTTGGGGGTTCGTATAAAGCAAATGTAAAGAATAATGTTTTATTTGTAGTTGGATTGGGAACAGATGTATCTGGAATTGAACCATCGACATCAACTGGATTGGTGACACATTTTAATGTTTCTGGAGATTTGACATATCCAAATATAAGAGAGAATGATATTCTTAGTATCGGATCAGAAAAAGTGAAGGTTCTAAACATTGATAGAAAACTATCAAGAATAAGGGTCTTGAGATCTATTGACGGAACTATCGGATCTTCACATCCGCCATTCGAAGAACTTTTAGAAGTTTCTAAAAAAATAATCATAAAATCAAAATCAAACGAAGGGGTTGATTATAAACTCAATAAAGAGTTGTATTTTGATCCAAACGAATCCATTGATTTGGGTACAAACTCAATATACATAGAAGACCATAATCTTAATACCGGAGATATATTAACGTACTCTTCAAATACTGGGAGCCCAATAGTAGTTTCCAGAGAAGAAGACCTTTCTTCTCCAATATCCCTTTCAGATCAGCAAGAGGTTTTTGTTGCAAAGATAAATGACGATTTGATTGGTATTTCCACAGTTAGAGTTGGTCTCAACCCTTCTGGCAATTTTGTCGGTATTGCAGAGACTTATAGAGACTCTGGAACTTTATATTTCTCTGGAATTGGAACAGGTGTTTATCATAGTTTCTCTACAAATTATAAAGTTAATACTGGAAAAATTACAAGAAATATTGTTACGGTATCGACTGCTCAGACACATGGATTAATGAGTGGGCATGATGTTTTTGTCGATGTTAATTCATCAACACCAACAACATTCTCTGTTAAGTATAATGATTACAACAGAAGAGTTATTATAAACCCCAAAGACTTTTCTCCTGCAAATGTAAATACAACTAATGATAGTATAATGATAGAAAATCATGGATTTTCTACCGGAGAAAAAGTAATATACACTTCACCATCTCCAGCACAAGGTCTTGAAAATAACGGAATTTATTATATTATATGTTTAGATGATAATAATTTTAAATTAGCATCCAGCTATGAGGATTCTAAAAATATTACTCCACCAGCAGTTAAAATATTAGAAGCATCTTCTGGATCAATCAACCCAGTAAATCCACAAATAAAAGTATATAAGAATTCCAGAGTAATTTTTGATCTATCAGACAATTCACTATCATATTCAAGCCTTTCGACATTATATTCTGCTTTTGAGTTTAATTTGTATTCTGATAACAATTTTACAAATAAATGGAGTAAGGTAAAAGATGGAACGACATTTAATGTTGAAAAGATAGGATCTGTAGGAGTTACTGCAGATGCCAAAGTTATTTTGACAGTTAATGAAGAAATTCCAGATACTCTTTATTATAAGTTAGATCCAGTATTTGAAAGTAATATTCCAGAAGAAAAGCAGAGTGTTGTTGTAGACTCAGAAGTTATTTCTGGGTCGGAAATAAAATCTACGTCTAGCGAATATAATGGTCAACATACAGTATCTCTTAAATCGCCAACAGAATTTGTATATACCATTGATAAGACTCCGGAAAGGGTATCTTATGCATCCTCAATATCAAATATTTCGTATACAACAACATGCACAAATGCTTATGGACCAATAAAGGAAGTAGATATAAAAAATTCCGGTGGAAATTATAGTTCTTTGCCAGGAATATCTACAATAACTTCATCATTTGGAATTAATGCTGTTGTTGAAGCTTCTAGTCAAACAATTGGTAAAATCAAGAAGATATCTATTGACAATATTGGATATAACTTCCCATCAGATAAAACATTGAGTCCATCTGTAATGATGCCTCAGATAGTTAAAATTGATCCATTGTATTCTATAGAATCTATAGGAATATCTTCCGTTGGGAAGGGATATATTAGTTCACCCGATCTTATTGTTGTGGATAGTAGGACAAATACTGTAGTATCGGATTTGGATCTTAAGTATTCTTTGGGAGATTCTGATGTATCAATCCTTAAGAACACTAACGGAATAAGTAACTTAATTCCAACAATAATTCCAACAAAGAACAGTAATGGTGTAGGAATTAGCTCATTATCATATAATTCGAACAATAAAGATGTAACAGTAACATTATCATCAGGATTCAGTGATACAGATTCTTTCCCATTTAAAGTAAATGATAAGGTTCTAATTGAAAATGTTAGTATCGGTGTTGGTTCTACAGAAAGAGGATACAATTCAGAAAATTACAACTACCAGTTGTTTACAATTACTTCTACAGATGAGAATATTGGTGGTATAGGGACAGTAACTTATAGTATGTCAGAATTTTTTGAGGGAACTAATAATACCCCAGGATCATTTGACGATATTAATTCTGTGGGAAGAATTATACCTCAGAAACATTTCCCAACCTTTAATGTATTATTAAAAAATAATCAATATTTTGCTGATGAGTCTGTAAGATCAGATTCGGCAACCGGAATTGTGAATGGATGGGATCCCAGAACTGGCATTCTGAGAATTTCATCGAAGCAAAACTTTGTTGTTGGAGAACTTATTGAGGGTGTAACATCAAAAACTCAAGGTATTGCAAAGAATATAGAATCTCCAGATTCATATTTTAATTTAAAAAGCACTTCAACTGTAGTTGATGGACTGCAAGTAAAATCAGGATTCTTAAATGAGAATACACAAAGAATTCAAGATGGTGACTATTATCAGAAGTTCTCATATTCTTTAAAATCAAGAGTTGATTATGATACTTGGAACGATCCTGTTTCAATATTGAATCACAGCGTTGGATATAAAAAATTCTCAGATTATCAACTAGAATCTTCGCCAGATAACAAAACTTCCTTAGTTGTTGGACTCTCCACAGATTTAACATCATACGACACTATTAATGATTTAATAGGAGTTGCGAATTTGAATTGTGTTTACGATTTTGACTTAGTGAAGGAAAACTCATTATCAATAAACTCAAACACAATATCAAATGAAGTTATCTTTGCAAATAGAATTATTACAGACTTTTCAGAATCTGTTGGAAACAGAGTTCTTTCGGTTGATGATGTAAGTAGTACTTTTAATAGCAAACCAAGGCCAACAACCTTTAGTGTTATCGATAACTTTGATGTTAGAGATAAGAGAGCGATCAAGTATATAACGTATGTTAAAGATAGAAGGTTTACGCAGCAGAGACAATTAATGATTGTTGATCTCATTCATGACAGATCATTTGGATATATGAATCAATATGGAAGAGTTGGGACAACTTATGACCAAGGATTTTTCGATTTTACTATTTCTGGAACAGATGGTCAGGTTCAATTTTTCCCAACAAGATTCTCCATCAATGATTACGATATTACTAATGTGTCATATAATTTGGACGACAATTTACTTGGTGCAGGAACCACTATTATTGGGCAATCCATTATAGACACCAGTAGTATTGCTATTTCTTACGGACACTCATCGACCATTGTCGGTATTGATAGTGGATATAACTCAGCAAAAGTTCTTGTCCAATTAACAGCAGATTCGTATCAGGGTAATGAGTTTGAATTCACACAACTCAATATCGCACATAATGGAAACGAGGTTTCTATGCTTGAATATGGACAACTAACCACAAGCTCTGGACCATATGCAACATCGGGATTTGGCACGTACTTTGCGTATTTAAGTGGATCGAAATTGAATGTAGATTTCATTCCAAATGCCGTTGGTGTAGGATCTACTGGAGTAATTAATACAATTACTGTAGGACTTGCAAATTCAACCTCTGATCAATCCGAATCGGTAGATATGAAGCACTCTAGAATAGAATCTAGAGTAACATCAATTCCATCCTCTATATTGCCAGAGGAGACTGTAATATCAGAGTATCCATGTGATGGTACTTATGATGTGGGATATTTTATGATTCAAGCTCATGATTCTACGAATAATGAGTATCAATTCTCAGAGTTTGTTGTTGTAGATGACTATCAACCAACAATTTCTGGTTATGAAACTTATGATACCGAATTTGGTGAAGTTACAACCCTCTCCGGTTTAGGAACAATTGGGTCAAGAGTAGTTAAATCCCAGGTTGGAACCGCAGCAACCACTCAAGTTTTATTCACACCATTACCTGGTATTGATGTAAATGTGAATGTATACATGAATGCACTCAGAAATGAAGATGATGAAAAGGATCAAATTGATTTTAATAATGGATCAATAGAAACTGGTTTTGGACTTTATGAAGGAAACGAAAAAGATATTAAACGATCTTTTAACTTGACATACAAAAATGACCCAATTTTTGAAAAAGTATTTAAGGGCAATGATCCATCTATTGTTGATGTAAATGAAGATACTATCATAATACCAAACCATTTCTTTGTTTCTGGAGAATCTATAAAATATTACAATACAGGAGTGGGATCGACCGAATCTATCGGAATCTCGACCGAAAATTTTGTTGGAATAGGACTTACAGATAAACTACCTGGAGAATTATTTGTTGTCAACATCAGTGATAATAAGATTAAATTGGCGTCCAGTGCTCAAAATGCTCTGAAGAGTATCCCAGATACCTTAGATATTGTTAGCGTCGGCATAGGAACAGAGCATAGATTTGTATCGACAAATCAAAATTCTAAGGTAATAGTTTCTATTGATAATATCATACAATCTCCAGTTGTCTCTGTTGCACTAACAACAACCTTATCAGATGATGTTACAACTACTGATGATTTAATAGAATTCGCTGGAATTACATCATTCTTTGGAGGAGACCTGGTCAGAGTTGGTAATGAAATTATGCTTATTGAAGGCATTGGTATTGGTGTTACGAATAGACTCAGAGTTCGTAGATCTTGGCTTGGAACATCTGTTGGCAGTTATCCTTCTGGAGAATTGGTGACTAAGGTTACTGGGGATTATAATATTGTAGATAATGTTCTTACCTTTATTGAAGCTCCATCAGGAAATATTCCTTTGGGTGGAGAAACAAATACTCCTGACGAAAGAGATTGGACTGGAATATCAACAGGATCTAGTTTCCACGCAAGAGTATTTTTGAGATCTGGTATCCCAAATACTTCAAATGAAACTTATTATAAGAACTATGTTTTTGACGATATATCCCAAGATTTTAATGGAACAAACAATGAATTTACACTCAAATCAAATGGAGCTGATGTAACGGGAATTTCTAATGAAAATGCTATCATTTTGGTCAATGATGTATTCCAAGGTCCAGGACAAACTAGCGATTATGTTCTGTCTGAGAGTGTAGGAGAGACTGCTCTTACATTTACAGGAAACTCTCAGAGTATAACCAATGATGTTGGAATATCAAGTTTCCCCAAAGGAGGTATTATAGTATCGGTTGGATCAGATAATGGATTTGGGTATCAACCTTTAGTGTCTGCAGGAGGAACTGCTATCGTTTCTATTGGAGGAGCAATTGAATCGATAAGTATTGGAAATAGTGGTTCTGGATATAGACCAGGCGTTCAAACCGTCAATGTTGGGGTTAAGACCTCGGATTATGATTTTACTCATATTATTGGTTCAGCTTCTATAAGTGATGGACATATTTCAAGTGTGTCAATTACAAATCCTGGAGTTGGATATACTTATACCAATCCTCCTATTGTTATTTTTGATGATCCCCTTTCATATGAAAATATTCCACTAATCTTTAGTGATTCTAGTCCATCATCTGGAATAGGGACAAGAGCAACTGTTGATGTTGTTGTTGGACAGGGATCAAGTATTGTTGATTTTGAAATAAAAAATACTGGATATGGATATAACGTTGGTGAAGTTTTGACTATTCCATTTGGCGGTCAATCGGGAATTCCAACTACTTCTTCATTCCAAGAGTTCAAAGTTACAATCGATAAGATATTTACTGATAAATTTACTGGATGGTCTTTGGGAACCTTAGAGGTTTTGGACAGTATTGAGAGGTTTATAGATGGAGAAAGAACATCTTTCCCTCTATCTCTTTCTGGAAATATAGTTTCTATTATAGCTTCTAAAGGATCTAAAATTAATGTTCAAGATGTTCTTCTCGTTTTTGTCAATGAAATATTGCAAGTTCCTGGGGAAGGGTACATATTTACTGGTGGTAGTGTTCTAACCTTTACTGAAGCACTCAAAGTTGGAGATAGTGTAAAAATTATTTTCTATAAGGGTACTGGTGGAGCAGATGTTATTGATAGAGAAATACTTGAGACCGTGAAACCTGGAGATACATTAACAGTCAATAGTGATTCTTCAATAGGACAATCTAAGTTTTTGGATGAAGATTTAAGAACTGTCAATTCGATAGAATCAACAAATCTTGTGAATACAAACTTATACTTTGGTCCAGGAAATACTAGTGATGAGAACTTAGAAAGACCAGTTGATTGGTGTCGTCAAACTGAGGATAAAATTATTGATGGCCAAGAAGTTGGAAAGGATAGAGAAATTTATGAACCAATTATTAATCCAATTGCACATATTATATCGCCCATAGAAATAGGATCTACCGTTCTTTACTGTGATGGAGTTAGACCAATATTTAACGCAAAGAATGAGAATGACACTTCTATAGATTTCCAAAACAAAGTAACATTGATATCTCAAGAATATGCTGTTACAGAAACTAATAACGTAGTTGCATATGATGGGGATTTCGGCATAGTAGTTGGATTTGGAACTCACGAAAAAGACACTGGTGAGAAACAATTTATATTTGATTTGCACATACCATCAGATTCTCCATTAAGAAATACTAAATTAGTTGATTCTGAAATTACTATCAGTTCTTTGGATGTTGGGGATTACTTTACTGTCAGTAAATCAAGTATTGGTAGTGAAGACTCTCCAATCACATCATTAGATGAAAACGGCAATTTAATTAGTACTGGGTTATCTTTTGTGGATAACACATACAAGGTTGATGCAGTTGAATCAATAGAAGTTCCAGTTAAAGTTGACTCAGATGGAGTTTCTACCGAAAGTGCTCTCTGCAGAAGGGTATATGTCAATGTAAATGAATCTATTTCTGGTTTTTCTGATATAAAGATATCAAATCAGTTTGCAATCTTCAGTTGGGGCAAAGTAACTCTTGATGGGAGATCCAAGTTGATTTCCTACCCAGTAAACACTATTCTACAAAGAACTAAGCAACTAAAGTATAAAAATTATATTGCTTAGTAGTGTGATAAATAGATAAAAAAACTGTGTGCAATGGCTGCAATCGTAACTGATCAGATTAGAATATTAAACGCAAAAAACTTTGTAAATGAAGTTAGGTCTTCTGGCAATTCGTATTACTCTTTTGTTGGACTACCAAACCCAACAAATTATCAATCTAATTGGGATGTAGATCCACCTTCTCCAAAGGATAACTTTGATGAAGAGAACAATTATTGGGATACAATGATCGCTCTCAAGAGAATAAACTCTTCGGATGTGAGAAGGGTTGTTTCTAGAAGACTGTGGTCTTCCGGCACCACTTATGACATGTATCGTCATGACTATAGTAGAACAAATACGGCAAAGATTTCTGGTTCAACCAGTTTATATTCTGCATCCTATTATGTTTTAAACAGCGATTATAGAGTATACATTTGTTTGCAAAATGGAACAGATCCAGATAACCCCACAGGAAGACCATCTCTGGACGAACCAACATTTACAGATTTAGAACCAAGATCTGCGGGAAGTAGCGGTGATGGATATGTTTGGAAGTATTTGTATACCATAAAACCGAGTGATATTGTAAAATTCGAATCTACAGATTTTATTCCCGTTCCACAAGATTGGGAAACTAGCTCTGAAAACTCTGATGTAAGAAACAATGCAGTTGATGGATCTATAAAAGTTATAACTATTACAAATAGAGGAGATTCTGTTGGCCCAATTGGTGGAACACAGTATACAGGAATTCCTATTTCTGGGGATGGTGTTGGTGCTGAATGTACTATCGTAACAAATAACGACAGAAAAGTTGAATCTATAAGTGTGTCAAATCAAGGATTTGGTTATACTTATGGAACCGTAGATTTAGACGCTTCAGGAATTTCTTTTGGCACAGTAAAACCAACATTTGATGTTATCATTTCTCCAAAAGGTGGTCATGGATCAAATATTTACAATGAGTTGGGATCATATAACGTACTGCTTTACTCTAGAATAGAAAATGATATATCTAATCCAGACTTTATAACTGGAAATCAAATTGCTAGAGTGGGGTTAATAGAAAATCCACAATCAACAGATTCTACGCTGTTATCATTGGATAAGGCCAGCGCCACATTTGCACTAAGATTGGTTGGTGCTGGATATAGTTCTGCAACTTTTACTCCAGATTCTTTTGTGAGTCAAACTATTTCTGCTGGAACTACAGCAGTTGGTAGAGTTATTAACTATGACCAAGTAACAGGAGTATTAAAGTATTGGCAAGATAGAACTATAGCCGGATTTAACAGCACTGGAATAGGAATTACAAATCCACAATATGGATTTGAGATTAATGAGTTTACATCTACTCCAGAAGCTGGTGGTGACCTGACAATTGTTCCGTCATCCGGATCAAATCTACAAATAGATAATTCATTTTCCGGTATATCTACCGTAATAAATAATAGAACATATTATCTTGGTCAGGAATTTTTTAATGGTCTATCCAATCCAGAAGTGAAAAAGCACGCAGGAAATATTATTTACGTTGATAATAGACCATCTATAACAAGATCTTCGAATCAGAAAGAAGACATAAAAATCATTTTGCAGTTCTAAAGAATTATGCCACAGCAAACTAATCTTAACGTATCCCCTTATTTTGATGACTTTGATTCTGCTAATGATTATCACAAGGTCTTATTTAAACCGGGATATCCAATTCAGGCAAGAGAGTTAACGACTCTACAATCAATACTGCAAGATCAGATTGAGAAGTTTGGTCAGCACTTCTTTAAGGATGGTGATAAAGTAATACCTGGAAATACAGGATATTCTAGACTTTATCAATGCGTACAACTCAATAATTCTTACCAAGGAGTTCCAGTATCTGCTTATGCAGATCAATTAATTGGATCAAAAATTACAGGACAATCTTCTGGGGTGACTGCTTACGTTGATTATGTTTTATTTCCGGAAGATTCTGAAAGGGGAAGTTTGACTTTATATGTAAATTATCTTGGATCAAGTACACAAAATAACTCTACTCAAACTTTTAGTGATGGGGAATTCTTAGTATCAAATCAAATAATTAGTTCTGGACTTCTAGGAAATACAACCATTCAATCTGGGTCTCCATTTGCATCGACAATTTCTGATTCTAGTGCTGCTACTGGATCTTCATTTAGTATCGATGCTGGAGTATATTTTATTCGAGGAAGTTTTGTAACCGTCGATAAAGAAACTTTAGTATTAGATCAATACTCAAATACCCCCAGTTATAGAGTAGGTTTATTTGTTAATGAGGAGATTGTTACATCAGATTCCGATGAATCTTTAAATGACAATTCCCAAGGATATAATAACTATTCTGCTCCCGGTGCAGATAGATTAAAGATTTCAGTAAGTCTAACCAAAAAACAATTAGACGATTTTGATGATACTAATTTTGTAGAGTTAGCTACTGTAAATAATGGCGTTTTAAAGGCAAAAAAAATTATTGGTGGAGCAATTTCTTCTGGCAACGGAGGATTTAGAGCCAAAGATGTCTCCGATACTTTAGCAAGAAGAACATACGCAGAATCTGGAGATTATTATGTTAAACCTTTTGGTGTAACATATTTAAATTCTTTAAATGATAATATTGGTAGTGGAGGAATTTTTAATTCTAATCAATTCACTCCTAGTGGAGGAATTCCCTCAGACGATCTGGGTGTATACAAAATTTCTCCAGGAAAAGCATTTGTTCGTGGATATGAAATTGATGTTAGATCTCCAGTTTTCTTGGACGCTCCAAAACCAAGAACAGAAAAAGTTGTTGAGGGACAATCTCTATTTTATAATACAGGAACCACTCTTAAATTGAATAGAGTATTTCGATCACCTACCGTTGGACTAGGAAATGATTATGTAATCAGCTTAAGAAATAGTAGAGTTGGTGAAGATGTGGATCATGATGGAGCTCCTGGAGAAGAGATAGGTCTAGCTAGAGTTTACGATTTTAGATTAGAATCTGGAGCATATGAATTATCAAATTCTAATTCTAATATTTGGGGAATATCATTATATGATGTGCAAATCTTTACAGAATTGACATTAAACAAATCAATCACTTTAAGTACCCCAACATTTATTAAAGGAAAAAATAGTGGTGCTACAGCATTTCTTAAGGACTCTGTTAATGATGCGACTACGTTAACAATATATCAAGTATCTGGATCTTTTATCAAAAATGAATCCCTAATTTTTGATGGAATAGAAAATGGGAGAATAATCACTGATATATCAAAGAATGATATCTCTAATGTGAAATCTTTATTTGGAACCACTGATGGTGTAGTTGGTATCAACACTTTTAGTGCCGATACAATTCAATCAGTTTCTTCTAATGTTGGAATATCTACAATATCAAAATTTTCTGGAGGAATGAGTACTGTTAGAAGTTCTGATCCATCACTTTTGAGTAATGTGAGCGCAGGAGATCTTTTACAATACAGTGATCTATCTTCTTCACAAGATCCTATTGTATCAAAAATAGTTTCTATCGGCGACGGGACATTATCAATTGTTGGAGTAACTACGGTTGCCGGAATTGTTGACGGAAAACTTCCAGATAACAACCTAAACATTACTGATCTAAAAATCCTCAAAACCAAACTAAGCGAATCTAGTGATAATACATTATTTACTAGACTTGGCAAAGACAATGTATCTACTGCGAACTTATCAGAAGCATCTATAACAATACGAAAAGTATATACTATAGACATTGTAGGACAAGAAATATCATCTACAACTATACCGACTTCTGGAGATAATGAAATCTTTTTGCCATTTACATCTAGAAGATATTCGCTGATGAGGTCAGACGGGTCAACAGAAATTTTAACATCAGATAAATTTACATTTAGTACCGATCTAAAAACCATTCAAATTTCAAATTTGAGTGCGGATGACGTTGGATCTACACTAATAGCAACGCTAAGAAAATCAAAACCAAAATCCAAAGTAAAACGTAAGAATAGAGTTAATTCTATTTTAATTGACAAATCAAAGTATTCTGCATCCGGGACGGGAGAGTCAACTTTAAATGACGGTCTACAATATGGAGATTATCCGTTTGGAACTAGAGTTCAAGATGAAATATTATCATTAAATGTACCAGACATTATTGATATTCATGGTATATTTGAGTCTTCTGGAGTTGAAGAACCATCTTCTCCTAGGATGGATTTATCTTCCTTAGATACATTTTCAACAACAACCAACGATTTGTTGTTGGGAGAAATTCTTGTTGGACAAACAAGCGGAGCTGTAGCTGTATATGTCGAAAAAATATCAGATTCTATAATATCATTTGTATATAAAAACGATATCAAATTTATTGAGGGAGAGACTATAAATTTCCAAGAATCTCTTGCAAATGGAATAGCAGTAAATCTAGAATCTCCAAGCTTTGAAATATCTTCAGAATTTAGTTTTAGTACTGGACAGCAAAAATCTTTTTATAACTATGGTTATGTGAAGAGAAAATCTGATTTTAAAGAACCATCAAAGAAAGTAAAAATATACTTTACCAGTGCTTTTCATTCCTCTGACGATGATGGAGATATCACTACTGTAAATTCATATAATTCTTTTGATTATTCAAAAGAAATTAAATCCATAGATTCCATTCCCAACTCGGATATAATAGATATTAGACCCAGAACATCAAATTATGAGGTCGAGGAAGGAAAGAGATCTCCTCTAGAATTCTTAGGAAGATCTTTTTCACAATCTGGAAATTCCTCTTCAAATATATTAGCATCCAATGAAACCCTTTTAATAGACTATTCTTATTTCTTAGGAAGAATAGATAGGATTTTCTTAACAAAAGGAGGAAAATTTCAGGTTGTTTACGGAACACCTTCTGAAAAACCAGAAAGACCAATTAGTATCGATGATGCTTTAGAAGTAGCTACCATAGAATTGCCTCCATACTTATACAATCCACAACAAGCATCAATAGAATTCTTAGAATACAAGAGATATCGTATGTCTGACATACGTGCGTTAGAGAGAAGAATAAAAAATCTGGAATTTCATACAGCTCTCTCTATTCTTGAGACAAATACTGCAAACATGTATATCCCAGATTCTGAGGGCACCAATAGACTAAAAACGGGATTTTTTGTTGACAATTTTAGTTCTTTTAAAACTCAAGAAAGTTCCTTGGGAATGAAGAATAGTATTGATAGAACTCTTAATGAGTTGAGACCAAACCATTTCACAGATTCCATAGACTTAATTGACGGTCCAGTTGCTAATACCGATCCATCTCAAGATTTATTATTCTCTGGAGTAGAAGGAAATAATGTAAGAAAAAGTAATAACATACTGACACTCAGTTATTCTGAATTGGAGTGGTTGAAACAACCTTTTGCTACTAGAAGTGAGAGTGTCACTCCTTTCTTGATGAATTTCTGGCAGGGAACTATTGACTTAACCCCAGCTTCTGATAATTGGATTGATCCAGTAAAAGTTGATGCTAAAGTTATAAAGAAAGAGGGAAATTATGCAGAAACTCTCGCTAACGCTGTCAGGACTTTAAATGTAGATCCACAAACAGGATTTGCTCCTGCAATATGGGATGGGTGGAAAGAGAACTGGACAGGAAAAACACGAACAAGACCAGATACAAGAACAACACAAACACCTAGTTCAGATGTTTTCTGGAGAGGTAGACAACTTATAGAAAGAGTAAGCACTACAATAATTCAAGAAGAACTGAATTTAACTGTAGAAAGTGGTACTAGTACAAATGCAGGTCTACAAACAACTGTGGTCGAAGATTTTGAAGAAACTGTTGTTGGCGAAAAGGTTGTAGGAAGGGATATCGTTCCTTACATGAGATCCAGAAATGTACAATTTGCATCAAAGAGACTGAAACCTCTCACAAGAGTATATGCATTCTTTGATGGAGAAGATGTATCTAAATTCTGTGTTCCAAAACTGTTGGAAATCTCAATGACTAGCGGAGTATTTGAGGTTGGGGAACTTGTAGAAGGTGTCATACAAAGAACTGGTTTGGATGAGGATACTAATAGTACATCTCCCAGAATATCATTCAGGGTTGCACAATTGAATCATAAGGAAGGCCCATATAATTCTCCAACTAAAGTTTTCCAAGAGAATCCATATACAAACAACACACTGCCTTCCACGTATTCATCAACATCCACAATAATGAATGTTGACACGTTCTCACTCTCCAATGAGGTTCAAGGAGAATATTTTGGATGGGTTGGTCTGGATATGGTATTGACAGGAAGAGAGAGTGGTGCTCAAGCAACTATTACAAATGTCAGACTTATATCAGATTTGTCGTCCACTTTGATAGGTAGTTTCTTTATTCCAGATCCAAAGAATGCAAATTATCCAAAATTTGAAACGGGAACGAAAAACTTTAAGTTAATAAATGATGCAGATAATGATCAAAATCTCTCTACAACTTCTGCAGAAGAGTCATACATTGCATCGGGGATTATAGAAAAAACACAAGAGACGATTATTTCAGTGAGAAATGCTAAGGTTGAACAAAAACCTGTATTCGATAGTAGACCAATAGAAAGAACATTGAACACAGAAATTGTCAGTAGTAGACAAATAGGGTCAACAACTTCGGACGAGAGGGTTGTTCGGACGCGAGCGTGGAATGACCCTCTTGCGCAGTCATTCCTGGTGGAAGAAGACGGTGGAATATTCCTAACAAAATGTGATATATTCTTTAGATCTATTGATGACATGGATATTCCAGTTACTCTTCAGATAAGAACGATGGATACGGGTATTCCCACTCAAATAATTGTTCCAAATTCTGAAGTTGTTTTAGATCCAGGAGATGTCAATGTATCATCTGATGGTTCTGTTGCAACAACTTTCCAATTCAAGTCTCCAATATACTTAGAAGGAAACAACACCGATTATTGTGTTTGTTTACTATCAAACTCCACAAAATATAGCGTTTACATCTCTAGAATGGGAGAAACTGATTTGATCAGTGATGTGTTCATATCAAATCCAAATAAGCAGTATATGGGGTCTTTGTTTAAATCTCAAAATGGATCTACATGGGAACCAAGTCAGTGGGAAGATTTGAAGTATACTCTCTATAGAGCAGATTTTATAGAGTCCGGTTCTGTTGATTTTTATAATCCAGAATTATCGGAGGGTAACAAAAAAATAGCAACTTTGATGCCAAACTCATTATCATTTAACTCCAGAAAGATAAGAGTAGGACTTTCTAGAGAAGTTGATGATACTTATGAAAATGGCAGCGTATTTACTCAAGACTCTACAAATGCAACAGGAAACCTGATAGGTATTGCATCAAAAGCAACTGGAGACTTGGTTATTACCAATGTTGGAATAGGTTATACTCCATCATCAGGACAATTTGTGTTTAATGATGTAAGTTTGTCTACAATAAGTGGAAGAGGTAGAGGAGCCTCGGCAGACATTACAGTTGAGAATGGTTCTATAACCAATGCAACAATTGTTAATGGCGGTTCTGGATATCAAATTGGAGATGTTCTTTCTATATCTGCTATCGGCAATAATTCTGTAGGAAGAAACTGCAGACTTTCTATTGCTACAATTGGTGATCCAAATGAATTGATTCTGGACAATGTTCAGGGAGAATTTGTTTCTGGATCATCAAATTCAATATTCTATACCAACAATTTAGGAAATTTGGTAGAACTGGACGAATCAAATGGTGGGGGAGTTCTTGTTTCTTCTGTAAATGTGGATTCTGATGGTTTACATGTAAAGGTAAATCATAAAAATCATGGAATGTACTTTGAGGACAACCTTGTTAAAATAGTAGGGGCTCAATCAGATATTAAACCAACAAAGTTGAGCACACCATATCAAATAGGTTCAGTCGGTTCTATTTCTGTAGAAGATGCTTCACAATTCTCGACCTTTGAGAATGTTGGAATCGGTACTACAAATATTGGACTAATTCGTATAGGTGACGAAATTATTGAATATACAGACGTGACTGGTAATGCTATTGGTGGAAATATTACTAGAGGTTCAACACCCAAATCATATCCAGTAGGTACTCCAGTATTTAAGTACGAATTGAATGGTATAAGTTTAGAAAGAATTAATAAGACACATGATTTATCTCAGGTTAGTATAAATGATCCAATAGATTTTGATTCATATCACATTAAACTTGACACCTCACAAATTATTAATGATAATAATGATGATAGAAGTGATAATGTTGGGTATCCAAAACTCTATGCAAATCAAACCAAATCAACAGGAGGGTATAATATTAAGGCATCACAAAATATTCCATTTGAAATAATAACACCAATGGTAGAGAACGTCACTGTAAATGGTACTACTTTAACCGGTCAGGTTAGAACAACGACGAGCCAGTCTTTGAGTGGAAATGAAATTCCATTTGTAGATGCTGGATTTGAGTCAGTAGTCTTAAATGAATCAAATTATTTGGATTCGCCAAGAATGATTTGTTCTAGAGTTAATGAAAATTCTAAACTGAGTACTATATCTGGAAATAAATCTATGAATCTTAGACTCTTCCTCAATACTACAAATAGTAGAGTAAGTCCAGTTATAGATCTTGAAAGAGTCAGTACAATCTTAACTTCAAATAGAGTCAATTCGGTTATCAACGATTATTCGACTGATAGTAGAGTAAATGGAATTAATGGTGACCCAACAGCCTGCCAGTATATTTCTAAAGAAATTTCCTTAGAAAATGCTGCAGATTCAATTAAAATTATGTTAAATGCTCACGTATCAACAAATAACGATATTCGTGCGTTCTATGCTGTTAGCGATACTCAAGGATTTGAACCCATTTTCCAACCTTTCCCAGGTCACGAAAACTTAGATTCCAAAGGTCAAATAATTTCCGAAGAAGATAGTAATGGAGAATCTGATACAATTGTATCAAAGACAATATTTGATGGATTTGATGGACGACTTTTAGACTTTAAAGAATATACATTTACTGCGGACTCATTACCACCATTTAGATCATACAGAATAAAAATTGTAATGACATCTAGTAGTCAAGTTCATGTGCCAAGAATGAAAGATTTAAGAGTTATTACTATGATATAATATGAAAAACTACAAAATTGAAGGTCATGGAGATTTAGCTAGAGATCCTGAAACAAATTCTATTGTAAATGTAAATTCTTCAGATTACGAGCAACATATCGCTAGGAAAAAATTAAAAGAAAAAAAGAATCAAAAAACACAGACTATAGAAGAAGATTTGACTAGACTAAAGGGCGAAATTCAAGAAATTAAATCATTACTTAAGGAGATTTTAAACAAATGAATCCAGAAGAAATTACACTATCAAACCTTTCAAAAAGTTTTGAATATACTAAGATTGCAAACAAAATTGATGAATGTTCAAGTTTGGACGATTTAAGAGATATGGCGAAATGTTTTGCAAAATTATATTTCAAACAACAAGAGACAATTTCAAAGATTTAAGTCTTGGAATATGATGAATTAATACTAAATGGGAATATGTTAAATTTTGACGAATTGAAGCAAAAGTGCCTGGAGAATCCACCAAATCATCCCCAATTTAAAAATCTCATTCCTTATATTGAAAAATGTAATGATATTGAGGAGTTAAGAAAAATGGCCTTATCCTGGTGTTGGTCAGTCTACCACCAGGAAGATTCTAGAATTGAAATGTATAGAACCATAGAATCCTATGAAACTGGAATATATGGAGATTCTGGTTTATAAATGATGATAAATACTATTAATAGGTCTAGTTAAATACATGGCACAACCATCGAATAGATCGGAATTAATAAATTACTGTAAGAGACAATTAGGTGCTCCTGTTTTGGAAATCAATGTTGCGGATGAGCAACTTGATGACCTAGTTGATGATGCACTACAGTTTTTTCATGAAAGACACTTTGATGGAGTGATTCAGACATACCTGAAGTATAAAATTACTCAGGATGATATTGATAGAGGAAGAGCAAGGGGAGATAATGATAAAGTTGGTATTGTAACTACCACAGAAACTACTTCAATAGTTGGCACTGCTACAACATTTACTTACGAAGAAA